CACCAGTTTCAGGTTCTGGCCCAACTGCCAGAAGAAAGGTATAACTATGAAGGAAAAAATTAGAAAATTCTTCAACGATATCCTTGGGCAACTTTGGACACTCCTTGGAATGTTCGTGGCCTACGGAGTCCTTGAGGGAGATTTTAAAACAGTAGTAGGATACGCAATTCTAGGCTGCTTGGCAGTTTGGATTGTAACCTATAGCATTAGAAACAAAGACTAATTGAAAGGAGTCTAAAATGGAAGAAGAATATGGAGTAACTGGTGGCTGGGCTACCATTAAGAACATCATCTTTAGAATTGTAGCAGTATTTGCAGCATCTGGGCTTACCGTCCTAGGTGCAGGAGCAGTTGTGGGTGTAGACCTAATTTCTGCTGTAATGATGGCTGGAATTCTAGGAGTTGCAGCGGTAGTTGAGAAGCTAGCACGTGCCTACCTAGATGATGGAAAGCTCAGTATGGACGAGATCAACCAGGCTTTTGCCACAGTTGACAAAAAGTCCAAGTAATTACCCTTGACAGTCCCCTCTGGGTCGTGTATAATGATACTATACTAAATCTGGAGGGGACTTTCTTATGACCTGTATAGCTGCCCTAAAGGCTAATGGCAGGGTATATATGGCAGGGGAGCGTGGAGCTTCTACTGACGATACAATCTTACACATATCAAAGCCAAAGGTTAAGGCTATTGGTCCATACCTAATTGGCTTTGCTGGAAGTATGGATGGCCAAAGGCTTCTGTATTCTTTTGATCCACCAAAACCACATCCAGACGAAGAACTTGACGTGTTTATGAACACAAAGTTTTTGCGGTATCTTAGAGAATTCTATGATGAGTGGTGGGTAGACATAGCTAAAGACTCAGAGCTATCATTACTAATAGGAATTAGAGATAAGCTGTATGAGCATAACGCTTCAGACATGTCTTTAAACGAATTCTCGTCTCCATTTATATCTATTGGCAGTGGATCACCATTTGCTATGGGACACTTGTCTGCAACTGCAATGGCAAAAGGATCTCCAGAAAACAGAGTAGAAGCTGCAGTCAAAGCCGCAATTAAATTTTCACCAACTTGCTCTGGCACAGTTGACATTTTATCTACGTAAAGGTATAATATAATCATGGAAAAAAGTTTTGATGAATGGCTACAAGAAGGTATTTCGCATGGTTTCTGTGGCCCAGCAATTTGTTATCCTCACGATGGCATACCGTCAACTGAGTTAGAAGATGAGCAATACGATGAGGGTGGAGATCCATGTATGCACATCTTAAGATTGTATGAAGATCTAGAAATGAAAAAAGCAGTAGAGGAAAATCATTCTCCATCTGTATGGAGAGCAAGCAACGCAGGACTTAGCCTAGAGATAAGAAAAAATTAAAATGGCAAATGTTAGAAAGATATTGAATGGCTCCTGGACTTATGATACAAACGAGCTTGAGGTACAAGAGTTAAATGAAAGTGTGCACCTTGCCGTAATAACTAAAGTTCCAGAAAAATATTTGCTAATTGATTTAGAAACTGGTAAAATATATCGTGGTAGCAATTCAAACAACGACTATCTCCCAGGCTATAAACTTTGGAAAGAAATAGGATAAAAAATGGCAAAAACAAAAGGCAACAGAAACGACAATCGTCCTAATGGAAAAGCTGCAAAGAAGCGTCCAAAGATTTTTGATGCAATCAAGCGTCGTTTGGTAACTACATAGCTATTAGGTTAACAGTGTGATATACTGTTAATATGACAAAAATATGTGTTAAATGCAATAATGAAAAAGAGCTAGAGTTTTTTGCAAAAGGTAAAGACTATAAAGATGGTCGCAGAGGAACTTGCAAACGGTGTCACACCAAATATATGGTTGAATACTATGAGAAAAACTTAGAACAAAAGAAAACTAAAAATAAAATAAACTCTGGAAAAGACTTTAACTGGAAACGTCATCATATATCAAAAGAAAAGTTTGATGAAATGGTTGACAAGTTTGAAGGTAAGTGCTACACTTGTAAAACAAACAAAGCTACAAACATAGATCATGAACACTCTTGTTGTCCAGGAAATAGAAGTTGTGGAAAATGTATCCGTGGAATACTTTGTAACCAATGCAACACAGCTTTAGGTCTGGTAAAAGACTCTAAAGAAGTTTTACAGAACTTAATAAAGTATCTTGATAATTAAAAATTGCTCTATAGTTAAAAGGCATAACGAGCGACTGTTAATCGCTGATTCTAGGTTCGAGTCCTGGTGGAGCAGCTAATGGTGTGGTCCATACCACTCTCACGGGGTAGATAGAGATAAAAATGGACACTAGGATAGATAGTTTAATTGGCAAAACGGCGTTGATCAGCCAGATTGGGAGTTCGACTCTCCCTCTATCCACAAACAGTAAGTCCCTTCGTAACGGACCTGGGGTTATGCAACACCCAAGGTCGCAGCCCTACGGACTTGCTGGGGCATCCATCCATTGCTGCGGCAGATGTGTGCCCACCCATGCGAACGTTGCATAATGGTAGTGCCTCAGTCTTCCAAACTGACGGTGAGGGTTCAATTCCCTTCGTTCGCTCTATAGGCTAATCACCTATACGTGTATAAGTGCACGTAAAAATTCAACACTTATTGCTGTCCAGGCAGTAGTTAATCTGGCGTGTAGGTAATCTCACGATATAGGTTCGGAGTTGGTCACTCGTCTTAGGAAACGACCCAGAGGCATGGATCTGATTAATCTGATGCCTCACCAGGACTGCAGGAGTAACGAAGACGAAAGTCGCAAAGAGGGTGCAACTCCCTCTCAGTCCACAAACAGATTGACGACGGTTGATCTGGAGTATGGCTGAATAATTCTCAGAGTCAAATGGGGAGAATAAGGCACTGTCTGATCTTAGCGGATCATCTTAGCGGATAAAGGGCAGGTGTGCTCAAAGCGGATCTAACGAGCCGTATTGACTAGGCACTGGTGGTAAAAAGCAATCCACCTACTCACCCTTCCAGCAATGGAAGGTTTTGACTCTGTAGCTCAGTTGGTTAGAGCGCCTCCCTGTCACGGAGGAGGTCGCCAGTTCAAGTCTGGTTAGAGTCGCATTGCCTCTATAGCTCATCTGGTAGAGCGACGCACTTGTAATGCGTAGGTGACGGGTTCAAGTCCTGTTGGAGGCTCAAAAAGATAGGAGAAGTATGAAAAAAAATAAGAAACTTCCAGAATGGGTAGTTGCTTTAGAAACAATGTTCCATAAAAAATACTGGAACAGAGAGAACACAGTAGAGTTTTTTGCCTTTGTTACTAAAGGGGTTATTATCATACCAGGATTGCTTTTTGACATTCAGTTTTGGTGGCTATATATCTTTGCACTAATATCAAGCCTTGCCTTAATCTGGTCTTCAACGGTTAAAACCATTCCTACCCTAATTTGGTTTAATATTTTATGGTCTTTCTTAGCAATATTTGCTATAATAAAAGCATTCATTTAAAAGAATAGGAACAAGTATGCCTAAAAAAAGAATAGCAGTAGTTGGAAAAGGTACGGCTGGTAGTCAGGCCATAATTCATTTTGCAAGATTTTTTCCAGATGCTGATATAACTTGGTATTTCGATCCAAAAACGCCAGTACAGTCTGTTGGTGAAGGATCAACCTTGGCTTTGCCAAATAATCTTTTTAATAATATTGGTTTTACAAATGAAGATTTAAAAAAGGTAAGTGGAACATTTAAGGGTGGCATATATAAAGAAAATTGGGGTAAAGCTGGAAACAGTTTTATGCATTCTTTTCCACCACCAAGTGTTGGCTATCATTTTAATGCTGTAGAACTTCAAGATTATATTTATGACATTATGAAATCTCGTGTTAAAATATTTGAAGGCAACGTAAATTATAGAGATTTAACCGAAGACTTTATATTTAACGCTTCTGGTAAGAGGGATATGCCACAAGACTTTCATGAGTCTGAATATATTCCAGTAAATGCTGCATACATTACACAATGCTATTGGGAATACCCTAGGTTTGACTATACTCTTACCATAGCTGGAAAATATGGATGGGTATTTGGAATACCGCTTCAAAATAGATGCTCAATAGGATATATTTATAATAAAAATATTAATACAGAACAAGAAGTTATGGAAGATGTAAAGTGGATTTTTGAAAAGTATAACCTAACTCCAAGCACTACTACAAATAGCCTTACTTTTAATAATTATTTTAGAAAAGAAAACTATCAACAAAAAGGTTCTTGGGTTCATAGCGGAAATGCTTCTTTTTTCTTAGAGCCACTTGAGGCAACTTCTGTGTATACTATGGACACCATACAAAGAGCAGCTGTTGATGTTTGGAGTGGAAGGAAAAGCTCAATTTTGGCAAATCAAGAATACACCACGACTATGCGTCAAATTGAGCTAATGATTATGATGCACTACGCATCTGGCTCAAAGTTTGATACAGAGTTTTGGTCTTTTGCTCAAGAGCGTGGAATAAAAAGATTAGAGCAAGCATCAAAAGATGAGCACCTAAAAGAAATATGCAGGTCAATTAAAAATATTAAGTCTATGAACTTTGCACCCAGAATTGAGTCAATTAGAGACTATGGGTCTTGGTGGGCTGGATCATTTTTCCAAAACATAAATGGCTTAGGTCTAAATAAAACTATGAATGACCTTTTTAAAATTTAAAAATTATATATGCTATAATTTATATACCTGCCCAGGAAATGGGAGGAAAATAACTCGCTGAAAAGGAGAAACAAATGGTAACAACATTCACTACGGAGTTCTTAAAGGATCCGTTTTTTAATATGGGTTTAACTACCCTCAATGCAACAAAGCCAAGCTATCCACCATATAATGTGGTTAAAGTAAATGACGATCACCTAGTCATGGAATTTGCGGTAGCTGGATTTAAAAAGGACGAAATCAGTATGACTACTGAAAAGAACGTCCTTACTATCAAATCAACCAAAGAAGAAACTGACGAAAAGGAATACCTCCACAAGGGTATTGCTGCTCGTAAGTTTACTCGCATGTTTACCCTACCTGAATATTTCGAGGTAGAGACAGCAAGTGTTGATAATGGTATCCTGTACATTGATCTAATTAGGAATGTCCCAGAGGACAAGAAACCTAAGACTATCAAGATCAAGTAAATTTCCGCTAGGACGCTACCTTGGGGAAACATCCTGGGCAAGATGTCAAAAGGCCCACCTTCCTTTTCTGGTATAATATAACTAAGTTAAGTTTATTAACTTTGTTAGACCATATCGTAAAGGAGAACTATGGCGAAAGCACAATACCCGATTGACGGGAAAAAGGGCAAAGCGTGGAAGATCACGAGCCCCTTCGGATGGAGGGTGCATCCCATCGAAAAAATCAAGAAGCACCATAACGGCGATGACATTTGGGGACCAAACCCAAAGATCTGGATCGAAGCTTGGCACGACGGAACCGTGGTATATGCAGGTCCATCAAAGTTGAAGAAACCTGATGGCTCTCTAGGTGGCATTGGTTACTACGTAGACATTCGTTCAAAGATTAATGGCAAATGGTATGTTACTCGTTCTGGTCACATGGAAGAGGGAACTCTAAAAGTTAAGACTGGTCAGAAAGTAGAAGCAGGAACTCCACTAGGCATTATGGGAAACACTGGTGCATCTGCTGGTCGTCACCTACACTTTGAAATTGTTGAAGGAAAGAGACACCGTTGGGATCTAAATGGTAAAGGCTTTGTTAGTCCAATTAAGTTTGTTGAGACTGTTATGGAATGGGAAAAGATGAAGGCCTCTGCTGCAGAAATCACCCCAGATGATGGAGTAGTATCTACTGCAGCACCAAGCCTTGACGTAAGTCACTTAGCAGCAAAGAAGAAGCCAGGGAAGGGAACTAAGCTAGTTAATCCAGTTCCAGGATTTGGTGCAACACCTAAAAAAGCTGGTGCAACACCTAAGAAAAAAGCAACAAAGTAATTTATAGCTAAGTGTCCTCACACAGGATTAAGTTTCTGTGTGGGGGCATTTTTGTACTTAGTCTAATAAATAGGTGAAGTTTTTTTCATATATTGTGGTATAATAAAATGTACGCTGAAAAGCGTTAATGACGCACATTCCAAATAATTACGGAAAACCTAGGAGAATATTATGGCGAAAGCACAACAGGCAATTGATGGGGTACAGGGCAAAGACTGGAAGATTACCAGCCTCATGGGAAACCGCATTCACCCAGTAACTAAACAACCTAAGCACCACAATGGAACAGACATTTGGTCTCCTCACGAGCCATGTTGGATTGAAGCACCCTACGATGCTGTCGTTGTCGAAGCACGTAAATCTACAGCAGCAGGTGGTGGCTTTGGTAATTTCGTAACCCTATCTCACAAAATTAATGGTGAAGACTACGTAACTGTTTATGCACACATGCAGGATGGCAGTCTTAAAGTAACTCCAGGACAGAAGATTACTGCTGGAACCCCATTGGGAAAGATGGGTTCAACTGGTATGTCAACTGGAAAGCACCTACATTGGGAGCTTCAGAAAGCTAAGAAATACGCTTGGAATGCTACTGGTCTAAACTTCATTGAGCCTGTCGCCTTTTTTGAAGCACTAAGCAGACTAGATGCAGTTAAAGGAACAGCTGCAAACCAAACTACTCCAGAAGCACCAGTAGCACCAGCACCAGTTCATGGTCCTGGAACAAAGCTACCAACAAGACCAATGTTGAGAAGAGGAGCTCCAGCAGGACCTCACGTTCTTTACCTTCAACAAAAGCTTGGAGTTAATCCTCCTGGACCATTTGGACCACTAACTCATGCAGCAGTTGTTGCGTTCCAGGCTTCTAGAGGACTCATTGCTGACGGCATTGTTGGACCTAGAACTTGGGCAGCATTAGGCTAATTAAAAACTAACAGTATTGCGTAAACCCATAACTTTATGGTAAAATATAACATGCCTATATACGAGTATGAGTGTCCAAGCTGTAATGTAAAAGCTACCTTTATTCGTGGGATTAATGATAAAGATCCAGGGTACAAGTGCAACACTTGCAATCTAGACCTTAATCGTGTATACTCATTAGGAGCTGTTACATTTAACGGCAGTGGTTTCTATAGTAAGGACAAGTAATTGGTTATTGAAGAAACCAAACAAGAGTGGAAGCTAGACTCATCATTTCGTTGCGACTCTTGTAATGCTCAGGCATACGTAGAGGTCAAGGGTATCACAGGAGAACTTTTGTTTTGCTCTCACCACTACAATAAAATTATGGACAATCCAATTGGCTATGAAAAGATGATGGGGTTTGCCCTAGAAGTACTTGACGAGCGTGAAAAGCTTGTTGAGAATAGATTGAAAGAAGAAAAAGATGTTTGAGTATTATGTAAAACAAGTTACTAACGTTGTAGACGGAGACACTATTGACGTTGTTATTGATCTAGGTTTTGACATTAGCTTTACTTCACGTGTTAGGTTGGCTGGAATTGATACCCCAGAAAGTCGCACAAAGGATAAGGCAGAAAAAGCACTAGGCCTAGAGTCTAAAAAGTATTTGTCTGATCGTATAAAGGCAGCTAAGAACATTGTTATTAGAACTGAGAAGATAAACTCTTCTGAAAAGTTTGGTCGCATTCTTGGATGGTTGTATCTAGATGGAGAAAGTAATTCTATTAATCACGAAATGATTGAAAAGGGCTATGCCTGGGGGTATCTTGGAGATGCCAAGGTCAAAGACTTTGAAGAACTAAAAGCCAAGAGGGCCATCAATAGCTAATGTTAGAACCATCAATTGAGGAGCTAATTCTTAATGGGGTTGTAGAGGTTTCTGGTATTGATCCTGAGACTGGAGAGTTTCTTTATAACTTTACCAATAAGCTTTATGATGTTATGCCAGACTATTTTAATGAGCGTCTTGACTTTGTCAGAACAGAGATGGCATTTTTTCTAGAGCTAGGGTTTCTTGAAATAAACGATCCAGAGGCCGAAAACCCCATAATTTTCTTAACAGATAAGGCTTTTGAAGAGGATGAGATTGCAAAGCTTTCTGAAAATAAACAAAAATCTTTAAAAGAAGTCAAGCGTTTATTTGAAGAAAGATGATATAATATAACTATGCCATATTCAATAGGAGAGCAGGGAAGCTACGGATGTAGTGGGTATCCTGTCGTAAAAGATGATGACAAGTCTGTTATGGGCTGTCATACTACTGCACAAGAATCTCGTGCTCAGATTGCAGCTATTGAAGCCAACGAAAATAAGGGGGTTGGCATTAAAAATCCAGAAGAGTGGCCAGTCGATAAGTCAGACTGTTGCCCAGAAGACACCGTATCAAAACAGTCTCCTTGTTGGGAGGGCTACGTTCAGCGTGGTATGAAAGAAAAAGATGGCAGGATGGTTCCAAACTGTGTGCCAGTTTCAAAGTCTATGGACGAAGAAACCTATCGTAAATTTAAAGTAAAGCGTCGTAAACCTTCAGGATATATTTTTGATTCTTCAGGTGCAGTTGTTGCAGGTAGTGATGGAATGACAACCAAGTCAGACATCAAAGAAGGCGACTTTGTAATGGGAGAAACATCTGAGGGTGTTATTCACGGAGTCGTTGAACATATTATGTGGGAAGGTGGAACATATGGAACACCTGGAACAGAATATGCAATTGAGTCTATGCCACCAGAAAATCCAGCAATGGCTGTTAGAATTTATGAATACGAAGATGATGAAGAATATTGGGAGCCAACTCCTTATAGCATTGGAATGATGTATCTAGATGCAACAGTTGTTGACATGGAAGATCATGACATGGATGAAATGGAAATGATTTCAAAAGCAGAAGGCTATTCTCCAACATCTGGAATGAGGGCAGCAGCTCGTCGTGCTCTTAAATGGAAAGAAGAGGGTAAGGCAACTGGTGCAGGAACTGCTGTAGGCTGGGGCAGAGCAACAGACATTGCAGCAGGACGCTCAATGTCATTAAGCGTTGTAAAGCGAATGTTCTCATTCTTTTCTCGTCATGAAGAGTCAAGCAAGGGTGGAAAAGATTTTAACAATATGAGCAATCCATCTAACGGTCGCATTATGTGGGACGCTTGGGGTGGAAATGCAGGATTCTCTTGGTCACGTGCAATCGTAGAACGTGAAATGGATAAGGCCATATTCTCTGATTTTGGCACAGACTATACAAATGTAGATAAGCTAACTCACATATTTAAAGATTAGTTGGTAAAACAATGCTAGAATTTCTTGTATTTTTTATTGCTGGGGTATTGACAACCCTAGCCTTAATTGCTATAATTAAACAGTATAATAAGCATAGTCGTGCCAAGAATATGCCTGTTAGTCAAAGTTCTATGTTTTTGTTAATTAAGAACTTTTTGCCAGACTTAATGTTTGAGACAAAATACAGGGATACTCAGGCATTCGTGTATGAAGATACAAGAACGTTTAGGTACATCGAAATGTCTGATCATAGGGCATATTGGATGGACAAAAACAAGATTTATTATGCAGAGATAAAGGATGGAAGATTCAATCCAGCTACGGGTAAACCAACTGAAATGAATAATCTATCTGAAAAACAAGTAAATAAGATGCTTTATATTCTTAATACTTTAAAGAACGGATCGTAAGTTGATAATTGCAGCACAGGGGACAAACACCTTTAATGATTATCATGTTTTCATGAGGTCAATGGCTGTTGGCATGTCTATGCTTCCAGAAGATGACAAAGAAATTCTAGTCTATAGTGTTGGACCTAAGAATGTCAATGGATTCGTTGCTGAGTTTTGCAATATTACTGAGCGTAGTTTAAAGGCTAGAGGCATAAAGATTAGACATCATAAAGTTCCATCTTCCTGGGCTGAAGAAAATCTAAGTAAAATTGATTATCTTATTTTTTTAAGTAAGCCTGGAGAGTATAACTCTAAGTTAGTTGCACAAGCAGAGCTTAGTGGGGTAGAAGTTGGAGTGTTTAGGTACTAATGAAAACAAATAAAACTCAAAACAAAGAGGTAACAGTGCTAATTAAATCATTAGAGAAGATGGAATCTATCGTCTCAAAAAACAAATCCTTGTCATGGGATGGTTGGAATGTAGTAGAGCTCGTTAGATCACCGTCAGCTGTTTATAAGACAAACGGTGCAAGGGTTAACGGAGTTTGGTATATCAAAAACATTTTTAGCCTTGACCAAGACGGCTGGAAAGTACCAAGTAAATATACGGAGTAGGTCATGCAAGATCAATCATGGAAAGATCAAGCTGCATGTTTGGGGGAAGAAGTAAATGATTACTTTGACAACTATGAAGAAGATGTTGAGCTACGGTCTGTAATAGACCAAGTTTGTAGAGAGTGTCCAGTGAGGAAGATGTGTTTTTCTGCAGGGGTTTCTGGAAAAGAAACTGGTGTTTGGGGTGGAGTTTACTTTGAACAAGGCGATATCTCTAGAGAATTTAATAGACATAAGGCAAGAGAGAACTGGGCTAAAACCTGGCAATCATTAACAACGGATAAATAATTATGGAACTGTGGTCGTGGGTACTAGCAGCCATTGGGGTGGCTGGAATATACTTTGTTGGAAGAAAAACCCTGTGGGGTTGGTTTGTGCTTCTATTCAATGAAACTCTTTGGATTGCTTATGCTATTGTAACAGAGCAATACGGCTTTATAGTTTCTGCCGTTGCCTATGCTGCGGTATACATTAAATCCTACCTACATTGGAAAGAAGACGAACGTGTACACTGATGCAATGAAAAGAGCGTTTCACTCCATAACACCACCAAAAGGATTTGCTGGGATAGAGCTGCTTGACAATGATAACTTTATAACTATTAGACTTAATGAAAAGCTGTTTGCCAATCTTGATGAGTTTGCAAAACGTGAAGCTATTCAGTATGTATTTTTAGTAAAAAAAGCCCTAGAAGATAATGGGGCAGTAGTCCTTGTAGTAAGAAAGGCATTGGGAGAAAAATGATAATTGGTTATGAACAATATTTCTACGCAGGTGGAATTTTATTTTTGTCTGTCTTGAGTACCTCATTGGTGGTTGCACTGATGATTACTAAAAAGAAAAATAAAGAACTACAAGAAAGACTATCTGATCGTGAAGAGATTGCTAACGAGTCTTACTTAAAATTTTTAACTACATCTAGAAATGAGGCCTTTACTTATATTGTAGATGTACAAGAAAAGCTAGATATCTTTAGTAAAAAGATTGAACCACAACTAAACTATTTTAATACTTATGGTAGGTCAGTGTCTAGTCCACACACAATCATGCTGGAGAAAATAGACTCTGCGTATGAGGAACTAAAAACTATCCTGCCACAAGAAAATAAGGAGAAAAATGAATAAGGAAATGAAAACAATGCTAGAATCATACCTACGCAACCTGCTTGGTGTAGTACTAGCCCTAGTAACAACAACAATGGCAAATGCAGGAGTATCATCTCCCCTAGACTTTGGGACAGCTGAATGGCTAACAGTCGCAAACGGTCTATGGGCAGCTGCAGTGCCTACCTTGCTCCGTTATGTGAACAAGAAGGATCCAGCATTTGGACTTGTTGCTGAAGTCGCTGCTAAAGAGGTCTCTAAGAAGCTCTCAGAGGCCGCTAAGAAGGCTCCAGCAAAGAAAGCAACAGCAAAGAAGGCTACTAAGAAGTAGCCCTTGTACAAGGATTAGGCGGGTCAGAGATGGCCCGTCTTTCCTGTATAATGGAGAAAGATATGGACCTCGTATATATTTGTAGAGATGGTGAGAACGAAGAGTTAAGATACTCTATTCGTTCTGCCGTTAAAAACCTACCCCACGATAAAATTTGGATAGTTGGAGGAAAGCCTGATTGGTACATAGGCAACTACATAGAGGTAGACCAGGGTAAAGCTAAGTACACAAACGCCAGGAATAGCCTAAGAGCTATATGTAATTCAAAAGAGATCTCTGATTCGTTTATCTTGATGAATGATGATTTTTATATTATTAATAAGGTTGACTCAGTTCCTTATATGTATGCTGGTACCCTAGATGATAGGATAGAACAACGAGAAGATATATTCTCTGGAAATACTTATACCACCCTTTTAAAGAAAACTTTGGGAGCGTTAAATCGCAGAAAGAAAAACATTATTTTGGATTATGAGTTGCACGTTCCAATGGTTATGAGCAAGAAAAAACTTCTGAGCGTTCTAATGGTTTCTGGTTTGTGGAGATCCTTGTACGGAAACATTTTTAATGTTGGGGGTATTGAAGTCAAGGACGTAAAGGTATACGATAAAAATGATAGGTTCTATGTTAACTCTTATGACATTAATAATTTAGAATCTGACTATCTATCTAGCAATGATGACTCTTTTGAAATAATTAAATCTTTAATACTAGAAAAACGTTTCCCATTTAAAACAGCTTACGAGTCTTAAAAGTTTTGCCTAGAAGATTTAGTAACTGATCTTTTTCTTATCTGGTTTTCTGCTGGCTTTTTAGCAGTTGCTATAAACTCTGCAAACCTTTCCAATTCTTGAACCTGACGAGCCTGTAACCATTCAGCCTTTTCTCTTGCTTTTGTGCTATAAGCTTCATAATCACTTTCAATTGTATCAATTGCTTTAGCAGCCTCTTCTATACTTAGTGGTTTAATTAAGATTGCAGCATCTCCAATACCTTCCCTTACATGTGGAGTGTCTACGTGTATAGATGGTATTCCGTAACCAGCAGCCTCAATAGCAGACATTCCATATGTTTCGTATCTAGATGGAACTAAAAGAATTCTGGTTTGTTCAAAATATTTATAAACTTCTTCTGGCGGAACCCTAGGGTGCAGCTCTACGTTTGGAAGCAATGCAGCTCTTTCCTCAAGATCTACCAAACCATGAGTAGGCTCTGCTGGAGACCTAACAATAATAAATCTTTTATCTGGGTACATCTTAGCTAAAGCAAGAACAACCTCAACGCCTTTGTTAACCAAAGAAGAAAGCACGGTGTATGCATCTCCTTTGTTGCTAATCTTTTTTGGCAATGCTGTAATTGGTGGATGAAGAACTATAGCCTTTGGCTCGCCCCACTGTTTTGCAGCAACCTCAGTATTGTATATGGCATAGTCAGCACGAATAACTGCTTCTCTAATACCTTTGCCATACTTTGGTGGAGCATGAACGTTTACCATAGAAATAGCGCCTACTGCTTGAGCAGCCAACACTGCAGGAAGAGATAGTTCGCTTTGACCTATTACAACTCTTGCATTAAGTTTTTTTAACTGTTCCGCAATTGGCTGTGGATTGGCATTAATATTTAAAACATTTGGAGTGTTTATTTGCTTTACCTTTACTCCCTCAAAAGTGTAGTCCTTTTCTGTACTAGTAAGAACCACAACCTCTTTTTTCAATGAGGCTAGGGTTCTATGTAAAGAAACTTCTCCACCCATATTCCAAAGTGGAGGGTATCCATGAGATACTCCAACAACGGTCATTAATCTTTATACCTTTCATGTCTTGTGTTTATCCAAATTTGGTCTTGAAGGCTCCATCCCCATTGGTAGCTAACATTTGCTAGAGAAAATCCAAGGTCTTGCATAACCTTCATAACTTCTAAATTATTTGAAGGCTCTCCCCAAGCTTTTCTTTCTGGTGTTTCAGTTTCTATGTGGGCTACAAGGACATCTTGCATCCTGTTTCCCATTCCAGAAATAACTGGTACAGACTGCCCCTCAACATCAATCTTTAAAATGTCTATGGTGCCAGACGGAAGAATCATATCTAATCTAGTTACTGGAACATCAATTATTGCGCTTTTTGTTGCATAAGCATTTTGTCTTTCCATCATTAAAGAGGATGATCCAGAAAACTCATCTTCTGTCATTTCAACAAACTTAGACTTTCCAACAAAGTCAGACACTGCTGTAGCAAAAACTAAAAAGTTTGGATATTTTTGTTGAATAGCTTCAGCTGCGTTCTTTCTTGCTTCTACACAAATAACCTGAACATCATCTTGACTAGGTAGTCTTTCTAAAAGCCATTGGGCATCATCGCCATCTCTAGATCCTGCGTCAACAATTTTAGAAATTGGACCGCCAAAATATTTTTGATAACCATCAACTATAGGCTGGAGCCAAATACCACTATCCATTATTATTCCTTAAGGCTTTTTTAGCAATCTGCAAGCCTTCTCCGTCTCTCCAAGTTTCAAAAGCAATTCTATCTAAGTCACGCTTTTTCTTGTCGTTTGCTTCTTGATATGTTTTGTCATCAGGAGCTGCTTTGTTCCAGCGATGCAAATGACTTAGCTTTACCTCTGGAAGATAAATAAACTTAGTTAGCTTTCCTAGCTCTCTCCAGGCATTGTCAAGAAATAGATGTCTGCTTGTTGGCAGTCCTAGCCAACCCAAGCGACGATACATTTCCATAGGAACTACGACATGTGTTGGAAGATCTTGACCATGTAAGTGTTCTAGTCCATCGCTACCATATACCACTCCAAGTTCAGGCAAAGCCTTTACCATCGTCTCATCCCAGCCTACTGTTTCTGGAAGAACATCATCTCCAAGAATTGCAACGTGCGTAAAGTCTTCTTTGGAGGCTATCTCTGCCAATTCATTTAACGATGCTGTAAAAAATATTCTTGGGCCAGTAAAATACCTAACCTTTTCCAGGGCTGGATACACAGACTTATCATCTTCGTCTATCCTTGCAAGGATTTCGTAATCTAATTTGCAGGTTTCTTTTACAGCCTTTGCAAGTCTTTCTAGGTTGTGTGGTCTGCCACGTGTAGGTACGGTGATTGCTAATTTAAATTTACTCATTATGTTTTCCTTAGTTTAAAGTCTAATTGCTTTTGCAAACACAACTCTTGATGCCATCTTAGATGCAGCAATAATTGCAATAGGAGCAGAAACGCTCAGTATAAGACCTGCCCACATTTGAGGATTTGTCCAGACATACTCCCAAAAGTCCAGGGTGTGGAAAGCATTAGCAAGAACAGCAATACCACCAAAAGCAATCATGCCCCAAAGAGCACCATTAGTTTTTTCTGGAACACCATCCTCATCAACACGAGAACCAAGAACAAGATAGGCAATTAGGTAAAGAAGATACATAAGCTCAATGAAGAAGAAGAACAGTCCAGCCATCCAAGCCTGAGACAATCCTACGAATGCAGCTACAGATGTAATACCATTAAACGATACAATTGCAGAAGATATAAATGCAACACCAATACCAAGAATCCAAGTCCACAGGACTAGCTTTTGATCAATCTGAACTCTTGGTGCTCGCTTTGCTTCTTGCTTTTCATACATAAGAGACTTATTGTCTTTTAGGTTAGCTTTTACAACAGTAGTTACAGACTTAGTCCTAGTTTTTTTAGCTTTTTCAGCTACCTCTGGTTCCGAAACAACAGGTGTGATGGTTCCAGGAAATTGTTTTATTGCCATTTCCTCTTCTTTCTCAATAACAGCTGGCTCATTCTTATCTGTAAAATATGTACCAGTCTTTTCGTCATAATTTATGTTTGCCATAATATCTATTATATCCTATTTGTGGGAAGTATGGGACTTGAACCCATGACCAACGGATTATGAGTCCGTAGCTCTAACCAGCTGAGCTAACTTCCCTCAGCCTCAAAGTCCAGCTCAGTACTAAGTAATCTTAATCTTATTTCCATAGACTCTACAGCCTCTTGGCTCATAGCAATCTCAAGTTCAAGCTTATCTAGCTTCTTGTTGATTTCTGCAATCTCAGCCTCAAACTCGTTCACTTGCGATGCTTGCCTTTTCCTTTTTTGACAAAAACCCTTAGTAAAATCAAGTAGGTAAGCCAAGCAAAGGCAATCTCAAATCCAACATTCATTAAAAAGTCAGCAAAAATGTGATGAGGATCCGTTAGAATATCAATCCATGTATCCATTAGCTAATATTAATTCTATTAATTCCAGAAATATAGCCTTGCTGCCAAGCTTTCATCTCTGGTTCAGTTGGGGTATAGTCAAGGGTTTCAATCCAAGCGATCATGTCTTTTTTAGCTGTGGCAATAATGTTGTTTGCCTGACGTTTAGCTTTACGTTTTTCTTCTCTACTCATTATTCTCCTCAGATATATTCTACATTAAAAGTGCAAAAGTGTCAAGTCTGCTATAATTAATCTATGAACTCTTGCCCAAATTGTAGCCACGAGTTGGTTAATATTATTTATGGAATCCCAGGACCAAAGTTGATTGCTATGGCGATTAATGAAGACGTTGCTCTGGGCGGCACAACTTTAGTGCTGGATCAGCCAAAGCTATATTGCTACGGCTGTCACGAAACCCTTTAGCTTTCTAAGGTTTCTTCTTCTTCCTTGTTTAGCTCTGCCTCATCAAAAGCTGCCTCAAGGATTGCCAAAACATCAAGGCCAGAAATCTCCTCGTTGTGATTTCCAACAGTTACCACGTAGGTTTCTGTGGGCATAATCCTGAATCTAGTCTTATTTACCATATACTAATTATAGCAAGGTTTTGAGTCAGAGTAAACAAAAAGTTGATTTTTTCTTAATATTTGGGTATAATGGATATACGCTAAAAAGAAAGAAACCCTAATGATTAAACTTGTAACAATTGCCCTTGCGTCTATTTTGACTATTGCGGGGGTATCAGCAGCTCAACCCAAACAAGATCTAGCCCAAATAGACAGAGCAGAGACTCAAAGGCTAATGGCAATGAAAGAGACTCCAAAGCCCAAATACGAGTACAAGAAGAACGAACGACTAAAACCAAAAGAGTTAAAACAAATACTTCACGATGTGGGGTTTAGAGGTCAGGCACTCAAAGAGGCTTGGGGAACAGCTATGAGAGAATCAACTGGTAGACCAAGAGCCCATAATGATAATCGTAATACAGGAGACAACTCCTATGGACTTTTTCAAATCAATATGATTGACAGTCTTGGCCCAGCCAGAAGAAAACAGTTTAACCTTGAGTCCAACGAAGATTTGTTTAACCCAGTTCGTAATGCTGAAATAGCATTCTTTATGTCTAATGGTGGCAAGAACTGGTCAGCTTGGAATGGAATCACTGAGAGTGCCAGGAAATGGATGAAAGAGTTTCCTGAGTAACTACATCTTTATAAGATATTTAAAAGCATCCACATAACCAGCAGCAATAGCCTTCTTAATCATTTTATGAGATGAGCTACCGTGCTTGGGCAGGTCTGAAAAGTAAACAATGTATTTGATGTTTGGGTTGTCTGCCTTAATTAAAGCTCCATTGGCAATAGCTTTTTTTACATTGTCAGTTCGCTTGGCACCAGGACGCTTCTTCTCGCCACGCTCCCCACCCTTAGCCTCAATGTAGACGGTATCGTAAGTGGTGTTGTAAGCAAAGTCAACCTCTATGCCAAGGTCTTTTAAAACAACATGTCTTTTTATGTCTTTGTGTCCAGACCTTTGAAGATCCTCTAACACCATGTCCTCAAAGTCATCTCCAGACTTTGTTGATTCTGCTTGAAAGTTCATAAAAAAATGGTATCATCAAATTACCACAAAGTCAAGCATTTCTTTATTGACATCTGTATTTGAATGCTGTATACTGAGCATATGGAAAACACAGAGAAAGGGCCAGACATAGCCCATACCTTTATGATGGGTTTTGACGCTGGGGTTACTTCTGCCAAAGGCACTGCTACCCTAGCTGAGCGTGATAGAATTTTACAGGCTATTAACAAGCTAGAAGAACAGTCTGAAGCTACAAGAACACCACTATACCAAGAAACACTATTTGCTAAGATAAGGGAGATCGTCAATGGCTAAGATGGCAAGCCTTCACGCTGAGGGACTAACTGACAAAGATCTAGAAGAAGCACAGGTTGCTGAGATTCTAGAAGAAGTCCTTGTGGACTAATATGAGAAAACAGATTATAAAAGATAGTCTTAAAATAGGTGTGCTTATCGTGGCAATCCTGTTCGTTTTCGTAGTAACCCTTCCGTTCCTTGTGAGCGATGAGTTCGACGCAATTTTACAATCCATTGTTGAAAGGTAAAGTTCGGCGGTAAATAGAGAAACAAACAACCACAAGTGGTTGACATACTCTAGTATCCCTAGTATAATTGAAATATGAAAATAAAGAAAATAACCAAGAAAATTGAACAGTACGCAACAAAGTCCTATTTTAGAGGATACAACACAGGGTTTAACGATGGCATTATGGAAAGCTCAGAACCCTCCTTTCAAGAAGGATCACAAGCTGAGCAAGAACGTATTCAGACTGTCTTAGACATGCACATCCAATGGGCTTTAGAATCTGGCAAGGGTGGCGAAGTAGTAATGCTTAATCGTGTCAAGGAAATGCTCACCCCTATCGTAATAACTAATGATGAAGACGATACGTTCTAATGCAAACCTTCCTACCATACAGAGACTTTAGAGAGTCTGCTGAAGTATTAGACAGTAAGCGTCTAAACAAACAAATCCTAGAAGGCTACCAAATACTTAAAGTCCTTAATAGTGATGACCCTAAAGCTGCTTGGAGAAACCACCCAGCTGTTAAGATGTGGAGAGGTGCAGAAACCACCCTACACGAATATGTCCTGACTATGGCTGATGTGGCAACTGCCAGGGGTATCAAGACTGACAAGAACCTAGAGAACATTGCCAACCTACGCCAAGCTACCAGACAAAATTGGGGTACACAAAAGCCATTCTGGATTAACAACCAAACCATCATAGACAGACTAACAGAATCACATAGAGCAAACCTATATAGAAAAGACCCAGAATTCTATATGGACTTTGTACACGATCAGGCAAACCCTTGCTGTGATAGATGCCAATATTTCTGGGTAACACATAATCTATAGGAGAGACAAATGGACAAGAGAAAAGCATACGCAGACATAGTAGAAAGCTTCATCAATGGTGGAGGTAGAGAGCCATATTGGGAAGAAGCCTTTGCTTGGAGTATGGGATATCAAGTGGCATTTGACATTGCCAGAAAGCAACTCAAAGATGGTTTGGAGCTAGATGCAGAACCAGACTTCCGTCCTGATAACGATATCATGAAGAAGAACTTTGAAGAGCTTGAGGCTAAAAAATCCAGGGTATCAGAAGATACACCTGATGAGTCCTAGTATAAAATACACCTAGTAGGAAACCCATATGGAAAACCTTTTGGTTGCTATCTTTGCCTTTATAGGAGCATATCTGGCTGCTTCGTATTTGAGGAAATAACCCCATAGCCCCACATCAAAGATGGTTTGATACCCCGCAAAAATAGCAAACTTATACACAGGGTTTGATAGTTATCCACATAGTTATGCACATGTTTATCCACAGATAGATCTTACTGATTATATTAAGATTTGACCTATAAGTGGAGGATAGTGGTTTGTAATGGGGAATAGAACCCATTTAAACAGGGGCTCGTAATCATTTTACCACAAACCCTCCTATTTGTCAATACCAAACCATCATAATCTCAAACCATTCTAGCGGAAATAGCTGCCAAACCATCATATAAAACATACAAAAATAGGATGGTTTTTGATCAAAACCACATACAAATTTATATAAACTATATGGTTTTTTATCAAAAGATAATGGTTTTGTATTTGTATTTATACTAGGGGTAATGGGTATTCTTTTTGATACCCTGGCCCGTAGGGCTGCGGCTGCGCCGCCAAAAATTCCAGGGAATTTAGAGATCTATCGTAATACCAAACCACTATAATAACAAACCACTCTATCCTGATATACAAAACTTTCAGGGATTTTTTCAAAAGGGTTCTTAATGTCTATTTGGGGATATGTGGTTTGACATATATGGGGATATGATGGTTTGATAATAAGATGGTTTGATGGTTTGATACCCCCAAAAGTTTCAGGGATTTTTTGGAGAAGGTTCTTAATGTCTATTGACAAAAATAGGTTGTTCTGGTATAATGGGGGAGGGGCATGCCACAAAATGGATCCTGAGTCAAGCACCCAGGACACACCTTGTAGTTATTCTTTATAGGCCTTTTGCTAAGCTAAGTAGCTCATCTAGATTATCCCAGTCTTCGTCCTCTACTTGAAGACTAGCCAATAGCAAATCAAAACTTTCGTCCACAAACTTCTCTGCCATTTCTGTTGACTTGACAATGTTGTTCGCAATAGCATAAGCAATTGGTAAGCCTAAGTCATTGTATTCTAGGAAATCCTCAAACTCTGGCTCATCTCTATAACGTAGCCAAAGCTCTCCCAAAATCTGACATTTGTTAGAAAAGGGGGTTGTGGTGTCTTCTGTCATTTGTTGCTTCTCTCTCTTGTTCTGCTATGTCTACAATCTCAATAATTCTGTTGTAGGATACTTTTGGTGCTACCCTGAAAAAATGTCTACCAACCTCATCTAGGTTTAGTGTGTAGTCGTTTACAATGTCTGACATCTTCATAGCAATCTTTTCTTCTTTGCTAACTGGTATTCTTCTGCTTCTCATTTGTCTCCTATTTAGTTATAGATTCCTATTGTATCAAAAGTTAGGGGAAAGCACAAGCAAGAAAGGTATAACAACCTGTGCTCTCCCCTGTGTAGAGTAGGCGACCCCTCACCCCTCTACTCATTGGTAGGGAGTTATCTCTACCCACCAAACCTGTATTTAGTTATACCTATCCAATTGTACAGGATAGCGCTGACCTTGTCAAGGGTCAAAATAGAACTTCATCCTTGTATTTAGGGAGCATTTCAAAGATAAACTTTAGCCTATCTGAGAGTACCTCCCACTTCTCAAATATAAAGCCCTCTAATCCATACCACGTATCTACCTCATTATCAAAGTAGGGGTCGTTATCGATTAAAAACTCTTGCTCTTCTGGAGTCAGCTCGATCGGAACTGATACCTCTTCTGTCGTTTGGCCAGTGTACTCATATACATGAATATACCAGGGTCCAAAGAACCTATATTCCCCATCTGCGTCCAACTGCTCCAGCTGATAAATGTTTAGGTCATAGATAAACTTATCTCTATCTGCATTGGCATTCCTCTTGAATCTGCCGTAACCTTTTGATTCTGTCTTAGTCAACATACTTAGTCACCATCCCATACCCTTCGCATTCTTGGCAGTTAGGATTTCCAAAACCGCCATCTTCGTACGCATCTTCATCGTAGCACTCACACTCTACCTCTACAGATACTAGGCAGTAGTCGTCCTCGTTTTCCCAAGGTATCTCTGTGATGTAATAGTGTAATCTATTTACATAAGCAAACCCAGCAACAATCAGGTCTGACATGTCCCCCTGAATGTTAGTCCAAACATACTTAGGGTCTTGCTTCTGTACGAATTCCAGCTCTTCACCATAAGTCTCAAAGATTATCTCTTCGTGCTGTGGGTCTCTGAATGGGTTCTTGATAGGCTTGAACTTAGCCTCCCACTCATTCCAACCCTGATACTCTGTGTATGGTGGTTGTTGAATAACAATTGGTTTGATTGTCATTTGTTGCCTTTCTCTTTGGGGTCCTCTATTTTACCACTACCCACTGACATTATCAATCGTAGCTGTGCTTCAATCTCAGCCTTATCTTTGGCAGTAAGATTATCTCTTATGAACTGTGTGTCTTTGGCTAGGTCGCCAGTTATATATTTAGTATCCATTAGAAGTGAAAGTCCACAGGAACAAGATACCAGTTCTTGTTGCCATTGTCAATAGATTCATACAAATATTTGGGGGTAGTTGTATCATTCAACATATCATAGAAATATGCATTGAAGTCCCAAGTACCATACGCCATATCAATTAGTTTCTTGATAGGATAAAGAGCTTGGAAGGAAGGAAAGTCAAACTCTTTAGGGTCATAGTCATTGATTATCTTAGTAAGGACATCAAGGTCTAGGTCTTTGGCATAACCGTCAAACTCTGATTTGCGGTCTTCCATAGACCTTAGCACCTGAGTTCTAAAAGCTACTGGGTCTTCGTCATATGAGATAATCATATTAGTTTTACCCTCAGCATATGCAGCTGTAGCACTGTCATCACCTTCAGTGTTCCAACGTCCACCACCACAAACAAACCAGTCATACCAAGTAAGGGTTGGTGATTCATAGTCGCCTAGCATACTTTGCAGGGTATCTTCTACTCTACGATAGGCCTCATCTTTATCATCAGCTTCTACAGCTATCCATTGCAAAACGTGCATTATACTTTCTTTCCTTTGTATAGGTCTACGCCTAGTCCTTTGTTTACTACCTTGCCACAATGAGTACAAGCACCATAACTAAAATAATGAATATGTTTGGCCATTATTGACCTACCCAAGTCTCGCCTGTGTAGTTGTATGAACTAGCATTAGTTGCGTAGTCCCAAAGACTTTCGTCATCTTCTGCAATTTCTAGGGCTTGTTCTTCTGTATCTGCTTCAACTGTAATCTCTTCCCAGTTGGTGTATTCTCTTTGTACTCTGAATTCAGGCATTAGTTCACCTCTGTTGCTGACACATCAACAACCTCTAGTTCCCAGTTGTAATCCTCAAAGCCGTCTCCAAGACTTTGGGCATCAACTTGGTTTGGGGCTTCTACCTGAAAGCGATAGATTACTGTGGTTTCTACATTGTATTTTGGCATTATTCCTACTTTCTATTTCTCTAATTATACTGTGAACCTACGACATTTGTGGGGGTATCTATTGGGGGCTTTATTGTTATAGGTCCATTATACAGATACCCACTGACATTGTCAATAGATCCTCAAACTTTCTGGGGTTTTTTTGCTTACCTTCTTAATTACTTTTTACAGTTAACTATCTTATGTAAACTAAAAGTGGCATGCCCAAAAATGGGGAGCAGTTTTGACACTTGCTCAGGTGTTTTGTTTTTAGGCTGTTGCCAACTGAACTGCCTTGAAGATTCTGTTCTTCTCAGCGTTGGTCATTGGGTCAAAGCCAGAAGCAGAAGCAAGAATGGATTCTGTCTTGCCCTTGCGACCTGTGCGATACCAGTCTAGTCTTTCAGTTAGAGCGTTAGCAACACCCCAAGCTGTGCCAGTAATTGTGTTGTTGTAATCGCCAACATAGATGTCGTTGATTAGGTCAATCTTGTTTTCCCAACGACTAGTGGCACCCTTAGCCTCTTCTTTTGGCTGTGGGTATAATGCCAAAACAATTTCGTCAAACTTCTTTTTGCTAACCTCAGTTTGAATCATCTTGTTTGCCATTAGACTAAACTCGTCAATGTAAGCGTTAGCCAAGCCCAATGCCTCACGAGCAATTTGAACTTTACCACTTGCGGTTTGTGTGTGGCGAATCTTGAAGGACTGCTTTACAGAACCACCACGACCACGATTACCCAACGCTAGGTTTAGAGTGTTAGCACATACAACACGAACAGGTGTGATACTTGCCTGAATGGAGATTGAGCCGTCATGGCTAGTGTTTACTAGAAGATAAGTGTTTACCTTATCACCAACGCCGTTAGGGTCAATAACAGTTTCTCTTTCCAATGCCAAAGCACCAAAGACAACACGACCGCCCTTGATTGAACCTGCTGTTTCCCAACGTCCTCCGTTGTCTAGCAAGTTATCAGCAAAGTCAAATAGCTCCTCATTCTGAAGCGGAACATAACGCTCACCAACAACACCAAGAACATCTTTGTTGCCCTTGATGAATGGGTTATCACGAACTACGAAAGAATAGTTCTTGTCTGATTCCATACCTGTTGGAATCTCTACATCTTCAAGACGGACGTTCCACTTGTTTAGCTTAGCTTTCTTTAGCATCTCAGCTGTTGATACTTCCTCAGTGAATACCTCACCTAAACCATGCCAAGCTGGTTCACGTAGGGAAGCAAAGGCGGTTTCTCCGTTTACTGTTTCTAGCAAATGTGCCATTTTATCTACTTTCTTTAGGGGTTGTTTATTTATAGTCTTATTTTACAGCCAACCACTGACATTTGTCAAGCTTATTTCTGGGGGTTTTTTGGCTATCTTCTTAATTGTTATGATCCTGTTATAATTGGCGGCATGCCAAAAAATGGTGGACAGATTTACGTCATGTCCAGGACGGTCAACCTAGCAGAAAGGAATTAAGGCTAGGCCAACATGTTTACACTGACTCTAGCTCCACACCCATTGAAGTTAGATAGTGTTCGTCAGGTGGAAGATTCTCTAAAAAGAATTCCTTTACAATTCCATTCCAAGTAGAGATAAACTTTTTAGACTGGAAGTCTACCTCATAGATACCCTCGCAAAACAAAGTGTCATTTCGAAACTCTGAATTGTCTACGGTCTTGATTACGCTGTTTGAATTAGCAACTACCTCAAGAATTCCAACACCTGTATCTCTGTGAAGTCCAGGGTATGCATTCAAGAAATCTTTATTTTCCCAATCAGTACTCTCAAAGGAATTGTAGATCTTATCACATTCCTCATCAGTAATAAACTCGACATTGTCTAGCTTAGATTCCAACAGCTGTTGGTTGTTTTCATTGCGCAAAAATTCTAGGACCTTGATACCTGAATAACTTGGGTACCCATCCCATTGGCCGTATAGCGCTACCTTAGTTGTTCCTTCTGCATTCTTTACTACTGTTAGGTTTCTAGTTCCCATTTGTTTTCCTTTTCTTTAGTCTATTGTTTCGTTTTCAATTATCTCATAGTCAGCCCAAGAACGCAATCTATCGCCACGCATTAGGTCCATCAAATCCTCATAGACACTATCTTCCAAGTCATCTATAATTTCAGTTGGCTTTAGCTCTGTATGGTCAACGTCATCTCCATAGTGAGAATCTAGGTCATAGTTGAACTCAATAACTATCTTAGCTACTGCCATTACTTTTCTCCTAGGCTATTGAAGTTGTCGCTATCATAGGGGTCAATAAAAGCGTTCCAATCTCCGTCTGGTAAGTCATAGTGTTTTTCCATACCCAACTCAATTGCTTCATCTTCTGTTTCTGCCTGAACCCAATAGGTAGCATTGTATTCTACTTGCCAAGTTTTCATAGTTTCCTTTCTTTCTTCCATTTTAGCATTACCCTACGACATTATTCGTCGTCGTCATCCTCATCTTCATTACCCTCAAACTGGCTAATCACGTTTACAAAACCATCGTTGCCTATTCTGCTATCACTATACACAGCATTGATAAACTTTAGGCCACAAGCATTCTTGTACCAAGTCATGACAACTGTTGCCATTTCAGCGGGGTCAAGTTGGTCTGATGTTGCAAGGGCATTAGGGTCATCTTCACCATAGCCATACTCACGCATAAGAGCCACTTGAGCGTCATCCATTAGGACATAGATTTTGTGGCAAGTATCCCAAGCAATACCCTTGGCCTCATCTGTATACTCTCTAACGTCCCAGTATGCCTGTTCTAGGTCTAGCATTAGTTCTCCCATTCTGCTAGGTCTTTACCAGCAAAGATAGCCTGAACATAATCATAGCGAGAGTTGTCGTTTATCTCACCTAGGGTTTCCCATTGTTCAGGGGTAAGAGAATCAGTATCAAACACAAGCAAGTCTGCCTGTTCTCCATAGTTTCCGTCATAGGATACGTATCCAACGTTATTTAGTAAGTGCGACATTTGTTTTCCTTTCTTGATACCCCCATTTTACTACTACCCTCTGACATTTTCAATGGTTTTCTGGGGTTTTTCCTTAATAGTTCTTAAATAGTTATCAATCTGTTATTTTTGCCGCAGGCCCCAAAATCTCACCACTTCAGTATTTGTGATCACGAGATCTTCAGCTTTTGAGTGATGAGACTTTGAGTCCCTTGCGAGATGCTTCGTTATAACTGGGCATCTATCAAATTGAACGCAACAAGGGAAAGCAGTTTTACAACTTGCTCAGGTTGCTTCGGGCGTTGTCCTTGTCTAGCAAGGCTTGTTCCCTAAGTTTAGATTAGTTCCATTACAGACGAGTATGAACTAGCAGAAACTTCTTCCTGTGTTGTCATACGCAATACCTTTAGATTACGCTCTAGGATTTCTTTGCGAGTGGCATACTCTCTACCAAAATAAGTTTTCTCATTTGGCTTGGTTGGCTCTGTTGGCTTCTCTGGGAAACCTAGTGCTTGTGGGTCAAACTCAACAGATACATCATTACGATAAGAGTTTCTCTGAATACGGATTGGAGAGTTGTGGTCTGTTCCAATGTTATCAGGGTTGCTCAATACCTCAATCGCTTTTGCGATAAGAGCCTTGTCATACGCAACCATTTCATCTCTATACACTTTTACTTCTTCAGCATAACTTGCTACTGCTTCGTCAATCTTAGCAATAGATGCCTCTATGTCTGCGATTAGAGATGATACTGGGATTTTTACTGACATTGTTCTTGCCATAATTTATTGCTTCCTTTTCTTTTTGTGGGTGTTATCTTTCTATTATAGGTGAGACCTACGACATTTGTGAGTGGCAGGAAAGTCCTGTAAGAACTCTGGCTTATCCCTTTTATGTAGTCCTACGCCACCAAATTATTTTATTACTTGCCCATTAGAGAGAAACGAGAACTTCTACGCTTCTGCTTTACAGGGATAGATTTGGTCTGGTTAGTTGCCCCAACAAACTTTCCGTCTGCTGTGCGAACAACTGCCTTGTAAACCTCGCCGTTGTTGGTGTTCCATTTCTCAGTTGATACTACTAGCTTTGCCATTTGTTTCTACTTTCTATAAGGGGATTATTACAATTCTATTTTAGCATTAGGGTCTGACATTTGTGGGGTAGAGAGGGATAGTGAAAGGATAAGAAACGCTATCCCCCTCAATCCCCTTATACTACTTTACAGTAGTCCAGCGAGGCTGTCCATTTACATCTAGGCGAACTCTGAACGAGCCAGTCTTGTTCTCCTTGACTTCCTGAATTGTGCCTACAACCCCAGACTTTGCTGTGGTGAACTGTGAGCCAACAGTTAGATTTGCGTTTGCCATTTATTGCTTCTTTCTACTTGATTTATTACCAACTTTTGCTGATAGGTCTATTTTACACCCACCCTACGACATTTATCAACCCTTTATGGGGATTTTGTTTATAACATTTTCAGGGAAAAATTGTTATAATTCTTAACTTGATCCTGGCAGAATTTTGTGCAGGCCCCATTTCTGGGGTAGCTAGTTGCTACTACTCGTCATAGTCATCAACACACCAAGCGTCAAGTCTGAGAGACTCAATTGCTTGTGAGGCAGACACACTTGTTGCTCCAGTTCTAAACTCTACGCCCTCTGGCAACGGTATCATTCTAGAATAGTCATCTTCCCAATAAGCGTCAATAGCTGCTACTGCTACAGGTATCATTATCTTAGGAATTGGTGGATAACAATTGCTACTAAAGTGAATCGATAGTTGTTGCTCTAGTGAGACTTCGCTACCTGCCAAGTCCATTGCGGTCATCATTCCCATTTTATTC